TGTCCGGTCGCGCCAAGGTCATGAAGGATTTGGGTGACAGCATGCGCGTGCTGGTGACGCTGGAGCGCGAGGCTTTCAGCATGGATGACCCCAAGGCGATGGCAGAGCAGGGCGCAACTGGTGGTGCGGCCACGATGACCGATGCAGAGCGTGCCGTGCGCTTGACGCGCCTGCTGAATGCCAATCCTGACGCCTTGGCAAGTCTGCTGGCCATGAAGGCCAAGGCATGAGGCCAGAGATAGCCCTGTCATCGGCTGACATGCTGGCGCTAGTCGGCCGTCTGGACCCTGCTGTCAAGGCTGAGTTAGACCAGCTTCTGCGCGACAGTGATCCTGCGCTATGGGTTCCGCAGGATGGCCCGCAGTACGACGCCTACTATTCGCTGGCTGACATTGTGTTTTACGGTGGCGCAGCTGGTGGTGGCAAGACGGATTTGCTGCTGGGCTTGTGCCTGACATCGCAGAAGCACAGCATTATCTTCAGGCGAGAGGCGGTACAGCTGACTGGCATTGAAGAACGAATGTCCGGCATTCTGGGTACCCGCAATGGGTACAACTCGCAGGATGGCATCTGGCGCTTGCCGGGCAAGCGCGTGATGGAGCTGGGCAGCGTCAAGGGTTTGAACGACTGGATGAAGTATCAGGGTCGGCCGCACGACGCCAAACTGTTTGATGAAATCTGCCACTTTGCTGAAAGCCAGTTTCGCACCCTTATAGGCTGGCTGCGCAGCGATGATCCGACCGTTCGCCAGCGTGTAGTCTGCGCTGGTAATCCGCCCACAGACGCCGAAGGCGAATGGGTCAAACGCTACTGGGCGCCCTGGCTGGACCCGCAGCACCCGAACCCGGCAAAGCCTGGCGAGCTGCGCTGGTACGTGACCGACGAAAAGGGTGAAGACGAGGAAGTTGAGGGACCAGCACCTATAGTCGTTCCGTGGGATAAAGACCCGCTGGTGCCGAAATCGCGCACGTTTATTCCCAGCTCGGTGGACGACAACCTATTTCTGTCATCCACCGGCTACAAAGCCACGCTCCAATCCCTGCCTGAGCCCCTGCGCTCGCAGATGCTGCGCGGCGACTTCAACGCTGGCGCTGCTGACCCTGCCTGGCAGACGATCCCGACGGAGTGGGTGAAGGCCGCACAAGCCCGCTGGACGAAGCGGGTTGCCAAGGGGCCAATGACTGCCTTGGGACTGGACCCTGCGCGCGGTGGAACTGACAAGACCTGCGCATCCCGCCGACATGGCCAATGGTTTGACGAGCTGATAAGTGAGCCCGGCCTTGTGACCAAGGACGGACCCACGACGGCCGGCTTTGTGGTCCCGCTGGTGCGCAACGGCGCCTGTATCTGTGTGGACAGCATTGGCATAGGCTCTAGCGCGCTCGATTTCATGGTCGGCATGAACCTGCTGGTGCTGGCCGTCAATGGATCAGAGTCCAGCGCCGCCCTGACCAAGGCCGGAAACCTGCGCTTTCGCAATCGCCGCGCTGAAATGTATTGGCTGCTGCGCGAAGCACTGGACCCGACGAACCCGGACCCTATTGCCCTACCACCAGACGCGGATCTGCTGGCCGACCTGTGCGCCGTTCGCTACAAGGTTGTGACTATGGGTCGCGTCACGGCCCTCTTGATGCGTAGTAAGGATGAAATCCGCGAAGCGCTGGGCCGCAGCCCGGACAAAGGGGATGCAGTTGCCATGACGTTCGTGACTGGCATCCCCGAAGCAGGTGCTCTGGCAACCAAAAAGTATGAAGAAGCCCCACCACCTGATTGGCGAACGTGAGAACCCCATGAAACAAGCATCACACAAAGACGAGGCCATGACGCTGGCCGAATACACCGAAATTCTGATGGAGGACGAGAATCAGCCGGCCTGGCGCACCAATGCCGACAAGGAAATGGACTATGCCGATGGCAACCAGCTGGACAGCGAACTGCTGCAGCGGCAAAAGAATTTGGGCATTCCACCTGCGATTGAAGACCTGATAGGCCCGGCGATGCTGTCTATCCGTGGCTACGAGGCATCCACCCGCACGGACTGGCGCGTGACAGCGGACGGCGGAACGGGCGGGCAGGACGTGGCCGACGCGCTGAACTACAAGCTCAATCAGGCTGAGCGCGCATCCAAGGCTGATGATGCGTGCGGCGGTGCATTCCGCACACAATCGGCCGTTGGCATTGGCTGGGTTGAAGTGTCGCGGGAGTCTGATCCGTTCAAATACCCCTACCGCTGCAGCGTGGTCCACCGCAATGAGATCAGCTGGGACTTCAAGGCTAAGTCGCCAATCCTTGAGGATGCCCGCTGGCTGCGCCGTAAGAACTGGCTTCGCCCTGAGCGCATCATCCTGGCCTTCCCCAAGCACAAGGCGCTGATTCAGGCGTGCGGCAAGGACGGCGCGAATTGGTGGGCCAGCTCTGCCAATGAGTTCGCTGACGGTGGTGCATCGACCGGGCTGCAGAATGCTTGGGCTGCTGGCCGTGGCTGGACCGTGGAGGAATCGCGCTGGTACGACCCAAACGTCAAGGAGTTGTGCCTGTCAGAGCTGTGGTATCGCCGCTGGGAGAGCATCCCTGTGCTGACCAGCCCGGACGGCCGTGTGGTGGAGTTCGATGAAGATAACCCAGCACACCTTTTTGCGATGGCCACCGGCGCGAGTAAGGTCACGATGGCCGTAGTGGCCCGCGTGCGCCGTGCTTACTGGCTTGGCCCGCATTGCCTGCACGACGGTCCCAGCCCGTACACGCACACGCACTTTCCCTACGTGCCATTTTGGGGATTCCGCGAGGACCGGACGAACGTGCCATTCGGCTATGTGCGTGGCATGGTGTATCAGCAGGACAGCCTGAACAGCGGCAACAGCAAACTGCGCTGGGGCATGAGTGTGGTTCGCACGGAGCGCACCAAGGGCGCCGTAGCCATGACCGACGCGCAGTTTCGCCGGCAGGTGGCCCGTGCGGACGCCGACATTGTTCTTGACCAGGCACACATGGCAATGTCGGGTGCCAGGTTCGATGTCAAGCGCGACTACACCCTGACAAACCAACACTTTCAGATGCTGCAGGAGAACCGCGCTGCCATCGAGCGCGTCAGCAGCGTGACGGCCGGATTCATGGGCAAGCAAGGCACGGCCACCAGCGGGCTGCAAGAGCAAACCCAGGTGGAGCAGTCCAATCAATCGCTGGGCGACCTGATGAGCAGTTTTCGCGCTGGCCGGTCCCAGGTCGGCGAGCTGCTGATTTCCATGATCGTGGAGGACATGGGCACCAAGGAGCAGACCATCATCATCGAAGGCGATGCGGTGCGCGAAGACCGTTCCATTGTCATCAACAAGGCGGAGATGGATGAACATGGGCTTGCGTACCTGTCCAACGATCTGCAGCGCACGCGCCTGAAGGTCGCTTTGGAAGATGTGCCAAGCACAAGCTCCTACCGTGGCCAACAGCTCAACGCCATGAGCGAAGCCGTCAAGAGCCTACCCGACCAGTACAAGGCCGCCATCATGCCGTTCATGGTCAGTTTGATGGATGTGCCGTTCAAACGCGACGTTATCGAAGCCCTGCGTGCGGTGGACGTGCAGCAGAGCCCGCAGGCCATTGAGCAGCGCATCAAGGACGCGGTGCAGCAGGCGCTTATCAAGGCTGGCAATGACCTCAAAACGCGCGAGCTGGACATGAAGGAGCGAAAGACCGACGCGGAAATCAATGCCATCGTGGCCCAGGCCGTGCAAACCGGCGTGCAGTCGGCATTCAGCGCGATGCAGGCGGCAAACCAGATCGTGATGATGCCGCAGGTTGCGCCCGTGGCCGACGCCATCATGCAGGGCGCTGGCTACAAACGGCCGAACCCGGGCGGCGATGATCCCAACTTTCCCCAGCCGCAGCTGATGCCGCCTGCAGGCCCGCCTGCAGGCCCGGCTCCAGCGCAGGCAGCGCCCATGCCGGGCGTCCATCAGAACACCAGTCCCGAGTTTCCGCCCGTGCCATCTCATGGCGCTTCATCTATGGCTGGAATTGAAACCACCAATCCAGCTGACAACCTACAAGGAGAAGTCGTGTGATTCAAGTCATCCCCGTTCGGATGATCCAAAAACCGGCTGACCCCCTGTAGGGTTGGATTTGCAAACTGATTTATTGCAAACTTCATTTCGTTGGCGGTGAAAGCCGCTGACGTAAGCAACGTCGTGATGACGTGGCACACATGCAACGCTGTGAAGCGTCGCGTTCCTTAAGCGGGAGATTGCTCAGGTTCCGGTTAGCCGCTCGCCTTTTTGAGGCTGGTCAAGCTCCGGAACCTGCTCAGTCAAATGCTGTAACCCCTCCTTTGCTGCTGTTGCGATAAACAGTGGTGGGCAAGCATGACTACACAACAAGACGAGTTTTTTCAGACGCACGCGCCAGATGGCGTTTTGACACCTCAACAGGCGGCTGAGTTCCTTGAACTTAGCCAGGGCGACACCGGCACCCCGACCGTACCGGAAACAGGCAGCGCGCCCATCGCTGCCCCTGCTGCTGAACAAAATGCCCCGATCGTGCAGGGCACCGAGCCCGACCCTGCCAATACCGTGATTCTCGCCAGGGATGGAAAACACACCATCGGCTACGAGGTTCTGGTGGAGGCGCGTGAAGGCGCGAAGCATTGGAAAGCACAGGCCGCTGAGCTGGAAGCCCTCAAGGCCGAAGCCCAAGCCCGTGCAGACGCTGGCCAAGCACCTACCCAAGCCGACAACGTGCTGGCCGCTGCCACCACGGCCATCGAGCAAGGTGTGGACCCGGCCCTCTTCGGGGATTACTCCGAGGAGGCGTTGGCCAGGGGCGTCAGTGCGCTGATGGAGAGGCAGGCAATTGCACTGCGTGAAGAGTTTCGCAGTGAATTGGCCAAAGTGGTTCAGCCACTGCAAGCCAAACAAACTGTGGATGCGGATGCCGCGCACATGAACGCGATTTATGCCAAGCACCCTGATGCGGATTCGATTCACGAAAGCCAGGAGCTGAAGAACTGGATTGCGAGTCAGCCGAGCTTTGCGCGTGCGGGTTATGAGTCCGTGCTGCAAAAGGGCTCGACTGACGAAATCATCGAGTTCTTTGACACCTTCAAGGCTGCCACTGGAAAAACTCAAGCCGCAGACCCGAAAGCGGCTGCAAGAGCGCTTATCGCTCAGATGGAAGCGCCAATACCAGCATCCCTTTCGGACATTCCGGGTGGGCGGGCTGGTGCTGGTAACCCCTATGAGGCGCTTGACCGCATGGCTGGCCCTGCACTGGCTGACGCTCTGGAATCCATGAGCGCAAGTCAGCGTGATGCCTACCTGAACCGACAAATGTAAATGCTCCCCGGCCCCGTCGTGATGACGCAGCCGATTCAGTCCCAACGAAGGAGGTCATCATGACCAATAAAACCAATACTGGCTATGGCGACAAAGTTGCGATGGTCCAGCAAGCCGCAGGCCTGTTTGCTGCGCACATGACCCGCAACACCACGCTGAACCGCCTGACCGGCAAGATGCCCAAGGGCACGGCCGGTGCGGTGGCCACGCTGCGCAAGCAGTCCACCCAGCACATGCCCATCGTGACCTGCCAGGATTTAGGCAAGGGTACTGGCGACGAGGTGACTTTTCATCTTATCAACCCAGTGGGCGCCAAGCCCATCATGGGCAGTCGCTACGCCGAGGGCCGTGGTGTGGGCATGAAGCTGTCCGAAGACCGTTTGCGCGTCAATCAGGCGCGCTTCCCGGTTGACCTGGGCAACACCATGACCGGCATTCGCAGCCCGGTGGACTTTCGCACGCTGGGCCGCCCAGTGGCACAGAACCTGATGGACCGCTACGTGGACCAATCGTTGTTGGTTCACATGGCTGGCGCCCGTGGCTTTCAAAACAACATCGAGTGGGTTGTGCCGACCGAGGCAGACGCTGATTTTCCTGAAATCATGGTCAACGACGTGCGCGCACCGTCCAAGAACCGCCACTACATCGCTGATGGTGCTGGTATCAAGGGCTTCACCGTGGTCGGTGGCGAGGTTGATCTGACCACGACCGATCTGTTCAAAATGGACACCTGCGATTCAACCCGCACCGTCATGGAGCAGATTGCCCTGCCACCGCCTGCCGTGATTTTTGAAGGCGACGAAGCTGCCACC